ATATTCACATGGGCTCAGCACTGTTTAGAGCTTTGTAGCCACCCTCGAGGATGTTGAGATCGTGTTCAAATTCAATACCTCTCAGTATATGACACGACTTTTAGTTCTGCGCGTGTACCACTTGCTTTGCAGCCCGTCATCTAGAACAGCTGTGATATTCTGCTGACGACCACAACATTCATCGAAGACGAGGGATTACGCAACATCGATTTCTTTTATCTAGTTAATCCATGTCGTCAATGTAACTGTATGAATACAGAACAAGCTTTCGGAAAATTAGCGACATTGAGCAACAACTCAAGAGAAGTTTACTGGCAGAGGTCAAGAATAAAAATCTACCGTAAGTGAAAATGCAATTGTTGTTACTCGCGATATAATCATTGACAATACCCAGGATGATGGTGAGAAGAAACGTGTATCGGAAATACTCAATTAAATTCAGAGTTTTTCGGCAAAAAGTTTCGATTACGCGAATACCATCAAAAATATTCCCCTATTCGATGGAATAATCCCACCAAATACTTTCACCAAGCCTTGCAGATCAATTTTAACACGATTTCTGTACCGATTCTGTGGTACGATACGTGGTGGGATAACACGATTCTGGCCGTAGATGTATTCCACTTCTATTTCCTTCCCATTGGGAAAAGACGCTTGACATGTGTTCGTTGGTAGCTGCTCCCGTAGTGCTTGAGAAGTTTTTCGAGAGGGACTACACTCCTTTTACTGAGTACAACGTAACCAATTTTACGGGGTAGAGCGGTCTCTGGTTGCCATGCCAATAGCGTTATCTGGTCTTTCAAGTTTCACCAACTAAGTGTAATTCCCTTCTCTCAGCATCATCGCTGCGAGTGAATGATATGTTAACCGCGTACAACGTGCTCCGGACGGACAGTATTAGTGGAAGTGATCGGAATTGCATTTCAGTCCACAYTGGTCCAAATTCACTTAGAAATCCGAGCACGATGTGTATACTAGCTCCCACTGAATACTTGTAATGTAACGACCCATTGTAACATATTCTCGGACGACCATGCTGGCACATATCCAAATGCCAAATAGATGTTCTGCATGCCATTTAGATAGCACCATTCTATTTGTCTAAAAAAAAACGAAACTCAAACTGAACTAATGACACCATATGATATTGAAAGTTTTTCTGCAAGCGTGTTATGGACCGACGGCAGACATTATGATATACACTTGCTACGGGAACAGTTTACCGCACATGCAATTACTCTAGCGTATTATAGTGTGTCGTAAATAAATTTTTTGCGCGGTAAAAGCAAAGTGCTTTATGTGTTTAGAACAAGCGTACCTTGTGTCGACTCTTCAAATGACACGACAAGTGGCTATTGTGCGCGTGACGGAGCATTTTCCATGACTCAGAGCAGCCCGTCTACAGGATATAATGTTCTATACTTGCCTCACCTATACTCTGATGACTGTCCTCATGCAGCACGTGATCTGAACGCTCCGTCCAACACCGTATAAGCTTGATTAAATTTCATTTAACATAGTGATGATATGGAACCAACAGAAGTTCAAGTTCGATCAACTTTGAAGGAAACAACGTTTTCCGCCATTCTACAGTTATATAGGGTTACAGAGAGATAAAAGTACACATGTTAGATACATTTATTTGTTAGATCATAAAACTAGATCGCGGTATAGGTGCGACTACGTAATCGACGGTACAGTCAACGTTGAACGATATGTAGCAACATATCCGGGGTTGAAACGATGATGCCTAGTTGCCTGATGCTTTTACAAACCATTCAGGTGAATGGGTGGTAAAGGTATCAGCCTTTTGATAATCTGGTAGTAATCTCGTTTCCATCGCAAATCTTGGACCGCGATAGCGGGAGTTGAATGTGAACCACCTATAAAGCTGTTCTGCACAACAATCGTGTTGGAAGATTAGGTAATATGTTCTTTTTCACGTCCAACCTACAGTCGCAGCGAGATAAAAGTACCCACGATACATTTAAAAAAAATGTAAAGAGACATTTAGTTCTTCGATTGTAATGCTAGACTAGGCCTACGTTGGACGGGGATGCAGATGTTTCACATATCTATGCATCTACACATGTTTCATAGATCTATACCTTGGATTTGAGCCTGGCTGCTCGGAAATCACACCCTGTTGTCGAAGCGAAATCTAGCCAAATCGTCGATTCGGGCGCCTGTGTAAACTGGTATAACTTTTCTTGGACGGCTATCGCGTCGATCAAATACCACTCGAACCACAAACAAACATGCTTTGGACAGTAGTGGTGGAAGTGTTGGAATGGGCATGTGTGCCACTTTTTCTTTGAATCCTCGACGTTATTTAAGCACGGTGAGTGAATACCACCTTCACATAAATGTACACTCACGTTTGTTTTCAAAAAAACTTTAATTTCGGATTTGTTCATGAATCGGTTCACACCCGGTGGCATTTCCCCACCGAGTAGTGGTAATATGCTCAGTAAATCAACTCTTAAACGGTCGGTTTCAAATCTTTCATGGTCGTAACTATACACTACTCTAATCTTTTTTCCATTAAGAAAAGTTGCCCAGAATTTTCGTAATGACAGTTGCAAAAGTCGTTCTCGAAAAGTCTCATCTTCTTCACCGTTGGGCCACATAGCTTGCACCAAATTTCGGAAATCCTTAAACGTAAGGAAACGGCTCAGAAGAATAATCATTTCCATTGGCAAAAAAATGTTCCGCAACGTGAAGTACGCGGGTGTCAGAGTCCGGGTTGTGTTGTGGTTTAATGCCTTCATGCTGATATCGCACTTTTTGGATTTTATTTTTTTGGCCGCGCAAGGGGCCGGATACGTGCTGAACGTGCAGCTCTTCAAAGTAGACTCGTTCGAACTGGCTATTAGTTGTTCACTTTATATGTCGACACGTTAAATTTAATGTCATGGTCAAAACAGACATCAAACAACTCAACTCCACATTATGCATTCCACTGATACACGTGCGGAATTCGTGAACAAGAAATAAATTAAACTGTTATGACCGTTCAACCAATCGTCGCGATGGAACGCTAGAGGAAAACATGTGAGCGTATTTTTATCCTCTGTGACGCAGCACGCTCTTTATTCTATGCACACAGCACCATCCCATTTGTGTAGATGAAACGGAGCTTAAGGTTACATATATACACTATCCGATATTGCAAATGTTTTTCCGAGAGTGTGATTGATAGACGGTACGGTGATTACTGTTATCTTGAACTCTCAGTTTTCACAATTGACTCGATCATAGTACAGAGTGCGGCGAGACGATGCGGCACACTGTGAGCGAAGTGTCAACTGTGTTGGAGCGAGCACGCACTATCTTAGAGCGCACACTATCTGTTTCGCGTGAACAGTTGGACATAGGAAGTCCAAGGTTATAAGTTTTGAATAGCACTGTAAACTAGTTGATACAGTTGGTACGGTTAGTGTTGGCACAGATCGCTACAGGTACCTGTTCGGACAGCTAGACATTTTAAAGATAGTCTTTTTTCGCTATAGAGCTGCTATACAAGGGCTGGTTACACGACGAAGTCGACACGATGCACGTTTGCTTCGGGAACCGATGAGCGTCCGGGACACCCAGCCAGCCGGTTCACCCACCATTAATGCTTAATGGTGAGCTGTCTGGAGCCAACCAAACAACGAAACGAGAAGAAACCAATGTCTATCATCGTTGAATTACAACCAGGGAACTTTTAAAAAAATCTTTCCTAGGATTGAACCACGGATTAGAACTATACATGCAGATCAAGCTCATGCGGATCGGTTCGTGTAAGGCACTCATGTGCATAGCTATTAGACCTCGCATGATCGAACAATCACGTTTTGAAGCGTGGGCACGATGCGGACCAATGCAGTGTGTGGCTGAGAGAAACGATGGGAWTAAAACGAACGTACGTTATGAGCGAGCATTGGGGAAATTTCAAGCTGCCACTAACCAGAGTTGGGGCTAGGCACTGTTGATACAGTTCGACACTATTATGTAAGATAACACGCGTTAACTGTAGCGTTCAATATATTCAAAGCGTGACACTATCGGTCGATGAAACTTCAAGTGTAAAGGTCAACGATAACAACTTAGGTAGGTAAAAACGCACTTCCTGTCACTTGCGATATGACCAGTGACGAAATGAGTAGATTGTTGGTAAACCGCAACGTGCAGCTCGTTTCTTAATGGAACCACGAGAAGCCATCGTGCGCGTGACGGTGCAATGAAATCAACAAAGTACTACTATAGCAGAAGCTGGAGAAGTTTTTATGACTGAGAGCAGCTCGTCTGGAGAATATACTGAGCTATTACACCTACATGCATTCATTGCATCCTATGCAGTATGCATCCTATGGATCCTATGCACTTGCCTCTAATATACTCTAATGACTCTTCTCGTGCATCAAAAACTTTGTGGCTATGTACACAAGACCTTGTTCTGGGTGGTTGATTACAATCTTTTTTGTGGTCTGAAAGTTTCGTCTAACGCCGTATAAGCTTAAGCGTTCGATGAACGTTGGAAGAAACAGAACATTTTCCCTCATTCTTCAATAATAGGGTTACATAATAGATTTGAAACAGTGCAAATATTTGATACATTTATTTCTTCGATCGTAAAACTATCTCTATTACAAAGATATCTATGAAAACATAAAAAAAAGTACACATGTTTGATACAATTATTGCTTAGATTTTGATTTGGAGCCGCAGGTTCGACGAAGTACACGACTGCACACTCGCTGTTTAACGATGTCCAGCAACTTATTTGGGGTCGATACGAATTCAGGTGAATGGATTGACAAAGTAACAGTATCTCTACGACATACATTTTCGATCATCTGGTAGTATTCTCGTGTCCCTTCTTGAAACGCAATCGCGGGTTTCAAATATTCTTCCAGCCACCACTCAACATGTTCGTAACAATATTCGTGTCGGAGGATTTGGTCTACCGAAGGGTTCTCCTTGTTCTTCGAACGCTTCTTGTCAAACACATATTCATAGTTGTTCGGTTCTCCAATTGGTATCTTCATCCCACCAAATAACACTTCATCCACGCCAGGCCCGATAATTTCCACACGATCTTTTGGAGCTTTCGTTGGGTCATAAGAGTATTCGACTTCAAATTCTCTCCCGTTCAGAAAAGTAACAAGTAGTTTTTTCGTTGCTGGTTGCTGGGGTCCTTGTTGAGAAGTTCCGGTTCCGTCACTATTAGTTAACTCCATGCTGACCGCACTTATGTTTTTCTTCCGTGTAGCCGCGCAAACAACCGGACACGTCCTGATCGTGCAAGCGATCAATGTAGACTGAATTAGATTGGCTATCAGCTGCTCCATTGATATGCTCGACGCGTAAAACGTCATCAGTTGAAAACATTTCTCGGGACTCCCCCGCAAAGTTTACGGCTGTCCAAGATGGCGGCATGGGTCATAAAACCCGAGTTTCGTAGATAATATATTTTGGTAACAAACGACGCCGAGGCGAGGCATTTCAACCTATGATTGCAAATCGCAATGGTGATAGATGATCGGAAGCTCAGTACGTGTTTCAATATTGCAGTGGTTAATATATGTTTTGATAATCCATGGTTGCGTATATGCACTTTATAGTTACCGAAATATTAAAGCAAAAAACATGGCCATAGACTAACACTATTCTTGTTATCATTCTCATTCTCGGTCCGTGATAATCATACCTAGCGTTCGGTCGTTGTGCACAACAAGCTTGGGTAATAAAACGTATTATGTAGTATGATGAAGTTTCTATTCCAGGTTCTAAATAATACAACGCTTAATATAATACATATATTCTAATACATACAACACACACATACATAATGTATGTATATTCAATATATGTATAGTATAAAATACATGTACAAAATATGTGTATGTATGCGTGTATAACATGTTGGTATGGGAAATAATCCTGTGCCTAAGAAAAACGAGACTGCATAAACATTAGTAGGTAGGTAAGTAAGGAGTTTTACATGCACACCCTTTTCGGGTTTTTACATGGGTATCCCACTATGTTCCGTTCTGCCTCGACTGGCTTTTGCCTTTCTACAGTTTTTTCACTACCTGGATCTACATTTTTACGTGGGTTCCGAATCACGGAGAGAGCAGTTAGAGACATTTAGAAAAAATCCATCGGTGTCGGTGGGAATCGAAAATCGAACCGGGGCCCACTGGGTGTGAACCGGGCACGTTACCACTATGCCACTGCTTCTCTTGCAACAAAAGTTTCTCTGATATACATGATCGTAAGCGGGTTATTGTGACTGGTCAAGCACTCATAATCGTTTGTGTATTTGGCGTTATATATTTTATATTGCATTCTTTGACAAGCTTTGCTGAAATGCATGCTGGAGCTTTTTTTGATGACTTGAAGCAGCCCTTCCACAGGATATACGGCTCCTACATGCATTCCTACCTACATACAATTGCTTTTCCAATACTCTGGTGACTCTTCTCGTGCTGCACGAACTTTGTGACTGTGTACATATGATCTCGTTCTGGGTGGAGTGGGTGGTTGGTTACAATATTTTTGGTCCGAAATTCCGTCCAACGCCGTATAAGCTTGATTCTGTTTCACTTAACACAGTGCATGATGACATGGGACCAACGAATGTTCAAGTATCGATAAATGTCGGAAGAAACAGAACGTTTTCTCTCATTCTACAATAATAGGGTTTCATAAATTTGAAAAAGTACACATATTTCATACATTTATTTCTTATATCGTAAAGCTATCACTATTACAAAGATATCTATGCAAATATAAGAAAGTACACATGTTTGACAAAACTGTTTCTTAGATTAAATCGGGGCTGTAGGCTCGACTTTTTAAACGACTGCACAGTCGACGTTGCACGATGTGTAGCAACATTTCTGGACTGCATAAGAGTTCAGGTGCACGGTTTGCCAAAGCAACCGTTTTTTCACAACAAGTAGCTTTGATCATCTCGTAGTAATCTCGTTTTCCTTCTTGAAACGCAATCGCGGGATTTAAATATTCTGCGAACCACCACACAATATGTTCGTTACAAAAATCGTGTCGGGAGATTTGTTTGCTTCCAATGTTCTCCTCTTCAAACACAAATTCGTACCTGAATGGTTCTCCAATGGGTATCTTCATCCCACCAAGTAGCACTTCATCCAAGCCGGGCATCCTAAGTGCAATACGATCTCTTGGAGCTTTCGTTCGGTCATAATAGTACTTCACTTTAAGCTTTCTTCCGTCCAGAAAAGTAAGAGTTATTTCTTTTTTCACTGGTTGCTGGGATCGTTGTTGAGAAGTTCCAGCTACGTCACTACTCGTTGACTCCATGCTGACCGCACTTATGTTATTCCTCTGTATCGTCGCGCAAACAACTTGACACGTCCTGAACGTGCAATCGTTCAAAGTAGACTGATATACACTGGCTAGAAGTTGCCCTCTTTATATGCTCGACGCGTAAAACGTCACCTGTTGAAAACATTTCTTGGGACGTCCCCGCAAAGTCTACGGCTGCAAGTCTATGGTTATATTTTCATAACGAACGACGCCGAGGCCAGGCACTTTGACCTGTGTTAATCTATGTGTTTTGATATTGCTGATTCTTCTTCTGAAAACCATATTTACAGGTCTGTAGGTGGGATATTGTAGTTATTGTTGCACTGTTTGACAAGCTTTGTTTAGCCACCGTGTTGGTGATGATGGTTTGCATTGGATGGGCGGAGTTTCTAGTTGGTATCACCTAGTTTATTGAGATGGAGCTC